CGCCAGTATTGGCATCTAGTGCCGATTGGATAGTGGTATAATCTCCACCCGATTTAGCGATAGTATAAGTGTTTTCATATGGTGTCTTGAACTTATCTACTTCCAACTCACCGTTGATTGATACATTGCCGTTATAGTTATTAGTTACAACAATCCCCGGTAGATTCGCCACCATGTTACCAGAAGATATGACTGCTACATATCTCACTTTACCAAACGATAAAGAACATATAGACAACAGCATAACCAAAAACAAATATTTCATTATTATTTTCACATTAACCTCCTTGTTAATAAGTTTCTAATCTGTATACGTTGCCGCTAGTCGATTTCCAGCCAAATAGAGAGAATGTGCCATCAGCCTCTACATGATCACCATCTATTATTTTTATTCCGTTACTAAGAGTTACTGTATTGTCAGGCCCGACCCATACATCGCCACCACTTATATTCTGGATAGTAAAACTAGAATGTGAACCTATACTTAAATCATTTACAGTCCTACCAACTTCTATAGTATTCCCCCTAGCAGCTATCTCGTTACCGATAACAATATTACAAGTAACATTGACCGTAATATTTGTTTCAGTGAAGTTTCTAAGCTCAATAGTTACGTAATCAGCAGTTGGTGGAATCGGAATGCTTCCATTATTAGCTAAATTAAAAGTCCTTTTTATAGCTTGTTTACCAGAAGGATAATTAACTTTAGTATGAAAATTAACACTTATCCCAACTGACCCTGAACTAATAATTGTCTCAGCTGTTATGCCTGTATATGGCAGTACGTTTAACGTATATAATTTACCTATTCTACTAGGGATATATATAACCCTGTTTGTAGAAACTGCCTCTGTAACCTCTCCCTTAATCCCTAATATAATTGGATCTACTATCCTATTATAGTCAGGATACTCATTAGCAAATACACTTGCTATCCCCATTAAAGCTAATAACCCTATTATAACTAATTTTTTCATTTTCCTTTTTACCTCCTTATTTTTCTTTGTAACTAATGCGTTGTTTGATTTATATTTTTGTAATGACATTCTCCCTCCTTTACTATTTAATTATCTATAAACATTTCCTGCCCTGTTATCCTTGTAACACCAGCAACAAATTTACCTATATTCTTAACTAATTCCGATTTCTCTCTAGCTGCCATTGCACCAGCTTTTGGGATGCTTCTTCCAATACGTTCCCCAACCTCTCTCCATTTCCCCATAGCCGTAGCAACCCTTCCAGCAGACTGTGTAAATGTCTCGCTCGATTCATTTAATAATTTAGAAACAGCATCATCATATAGATCAGCGGGTAAAAACTCTTTAACTGAATCATAAAGTCCTTCTTGGTCTGTAAGCAATGATCTTCTTACAGCTTTAGGAGTTTTTGCTAATGTTAAATTACGAAACACTTCTGTATTTATCTTCATAAAATTAGCATATCTTGCTTTTGCTTCAATCAATTCTGCACCAGAAACAGGAATATCTTCTATAATGCTATTCATTGTATCTCTGACAATAGAACGTGCATTAAATATTTGACGTTCTGTATTCGTTATCCCTTTTAATCCATCTTTTTGAACCTTTTCAAGTATCCGTTTAACACCTTTAATTCCATCAATCTCGTTAACAGCTACTATCCAATCATCATATGATAAATTTTTCATCCTTGAATAATCTTTTGTTATGCTAAAATCTTTTCTAAATGGCAATCCGTCTGGCCCTAACAATACTTTTGCCCCTTTTACTTCTGGAGTCTTCTTAGCAACAATATCCGTTATCTGTTTAACTGTTTTTCTAGCTAAAGTATCAGTCTTAGCTATTCCCTTATTCAATGTCCCTTTTACCCCATCGAGTATTTCATCCAGTTGGTTTATTACAGGAAAGTTATTTTTAGATAAATTATGACCTCTAATAAAAGCTTCTTCTTTTAACTTGCCTACTAACTCACCTATTTGTTTCTTTTGGCCTTTATAGTAGTCAAATATTTTAGTATATACAGCTTGCCATTTCTTTTTAGGTTCAAACACTATATTAGGATTATTGAAGATATGCTCAGTAACTTTCTCACTTTTACCACTAGCCATTAATGTTGATAGTTTACGTCCACCAATTTTCATTAGCTTTCCCATCCCAAAGCTAGCCAAAGTTATCCCTAAGTCAAACCCACCAGCCTTAATAGCCTCTGTAACAGCCTCCTCCATAGTTCCACCTTTATCTCTAGTGTTAGTATAAGCTTCATGCCCAAAAATAAAAGGACTAGATACAGGATTAAATTTGCCTAATTGTTTACCAGCAGTAAAGAATCCTTCAATCGAAGCATCAGCCGTAAGCTTTAATCCTTCTGTAAAATTAGCATCTTTCTTTTTCTCTGCTAAATCCTCAGCAATAGATGGCAACCCTGTAAATTTACCAGCAGCAATAACAAGATTGAAAGGAAACCTTTCATCTAAAGGTCTTCCTTCTTCCGCTGGAAACACCTCAGGCTGGGATTCTCCACCTGTAGCAACTTCATTAAACTGACTAATGTCTACTTCTCCTGTAAGTTCAGTTGTACTAGGAACTATCGCAGTAAATTCATCAAGATTTATTTGATTATTTGCCATCCTGTACCTTCCTTATATTCTGCTATTTGATTACTTGAATTAGTCAACCTATCACCATCCTGAGGACTAGCTTTTATTTCTTCTATTGAACGTATTGTTACTGCTTCTTCAGCCCCAGGCATTACTCCACCTGCTTCTACTTGGGCTGCAATCCCTAACTTACTAGGATCAAATTTTAGCCCGATAGTTTCTTGTGCTATGTTAAATAAAGGATCAAAGTTTTCTGGTGTAACAATCCCTTCATCAGTGACCTGAGAAGCGGCTGTTCTAGCAGCTCTTAATGCTACCCCTTTTCTCATCTGGTCTGCATTATCTTGAAGAAATTCAACTATCTTACGGTATTCATTAACGTTGAATTCAGTAAATGTACCTTCACCAAAATTTGTCTGCCAGCCTTGTTCAATCTTTCGTTTAATTGTAGGGTTACCTTCAAATGATTTAACATCAAAGTCTGTTAGTCTTTGTTCTCCTGATATCCTTGCTAACTGCCTAGAAACAATGTTTAAAGCATTCTTGAAATCCTGTTTGCCGAACTTGTCTTTTCTTAATAACTCTTTTAATCGTATTGCAGTATTTTTCATATCCTCTGATTTCTTGAGTTGTGGATCAGTTCTTATAATTGTTGGTAATTTGAATCTAAGGTCTGCGAGTCTTTTACCTGTAAGTCTTTTAATCGTTTCAGTAGTTTTTATTTCTTCTCTCTCTTGTGAAAATTTTGTTGTTATTGCTGTCCCTACAAGCCCTAGATCTTCAGCTGTTGTCCCAGGAGTTACTTTTTTACCATTATGAAACAACAGTTCTCCTGTATTCTTATTAGAAACAATATTAACAGGTGCGCTTGTGTCTTCATCAAAATATACCTTTAAAACCGTATCAGGGGCTATTTCCATATCTCCCATTTCTACCCCAAGCTCTGCCAAATGAGGATAATCTTTAAATACTGTAGTTAGCACGCTTGATAATTCAGCGAAGTTCCCTTTAGCTCCTAAATCCCCAACAATTGATTTTAATATATCACCCTGAAACCGCATCTTATAATTCATCTCATCGTTAGTTTGTTTTTGAGTGGCTTGCTGTACTGCTATTTGCTGGTCTGATGTTCCAAACTGTTGTACTGCTTCGCCAACAGGTGTCCCCCCACTTAAAGCCTGCTGCAAGCTCTCTGCACGTTTTGACTCTCTTAGTTGAGACCCTAATAGTTTAGCTTTCGCTATGTCTGTCGATAAATTACCTAATCCACTAAAATCAATCAATTGTGGCATAAAACTATCCTTTCTATATTAACCAGATAACCCTTGACTCGTTGCATAATTCTTGAACAAATTAAGGCCTAAATTAGCTAAGTTAGTAAACGGTGCGGCGTTTGTTTGACCTAACTGTTGCTGTGTCTGTGCCTGGGCTTGTCCTTGTGAGCCAAACAAGTTAGCAATATTAGCTGCCGCGGATGTTGCTCCTGCACCGATATTAGCACCTGTAGCCCTGTTTATGTTGGCAATATTAGATGCACCAGTAAATCCTAAGTTAGCTAGATTCGTTAGGTTAGATATTTGTGATTGGGTCTCTCCTGCTGCTAGCTGACTATACCCACGCCCGAATATCCTACCTGCTGCTGGCCCTGTAATCCCTTTAGCAGCCAATGTATTAGTTAATGATTCGTCCATCAACCCTCTACTATGTTGGAACGATGCCGATTCTAGCGGGTTAAATTCTGAACCACCCGGTAGCCCAAATGCTGCTTGCAGGCTTCTAGTGGCTTCTAGTCCTGCCTCCCTGAATGGTGCTATCTGTTCGGTAGCTCTTCCTTCTGCTGCCGTAAACGCTTGAGTTGACTCTTGCTGACCTTGTAGTATCCGTTTGGTAGCACGCTCAATAGCTGCATTATACTTTTCTTGCCCCTTTTTTGCCGCTTTACGCTCTTCTATTGTTGACTGGTGACTAGCTCCAACCACCCCTCCGCCTAGTAATGCTGCTTCTAATCCTGTACACATATTAAACCACCTTCTTTACAAATGTTTTTCTACCTTCTACCTCTGAATACAAACTATAACCTCTCCTGTGTAACTGTTTATATAGATTCACTGCCAATACAAACACGTTCTCCATATTGGCTTTTATTGCGTATTCTTCTATGTTGCTAAGTAATTTAACTAATATCTTCATCTGCTTATAACTACTTAACCTAGTATCAACATGCAATATATCTGTATAAACATTGCCATCCAGCTCTTTCCTGAACCCACTAACCCCAGCTAATACTTCATCCTCCAGATATAAATAAAATATTGCCCTTCTCTTAATCTTAGTATCGATATAATTTATAATATCTTTACATTCAACATTGCTGACCTCAGATATCATAAACCGTATTAACTTGTCATAATAACTATCATCGTATTGAACGATCATTATGTTACTTTCTTAACTAATCCATTCTTTAGCTCAACCTCAGTCCCACCGATATCTACTGTTCCAGTAACGCCAGTGTCTAAAAGATTCTTTACCTCTAACAAGAACGCTTCAAGCTCTTCGTTTTCTAGGTTGTTTGGTAGTGGTCGTATCGCCATTATGCTACTCCTGACTGTTCATAATCTTCCCAAACTTCAACAAAAATGAACTCAGTTCCACCAGAATATTGGATTCTGTATTGTCTAGTGTTGTATGTTCCCATCCCATTAATAGACCATATAAAATCCGATTTCCCATAGTTCCGTAACGGTATCTCTATCCAATTACTATATGAATTAGACCCATTATCCCTATAACTCCACCTTATTACTGCGTTCTGTTCCTGTTGCGCTACCGTTTTTTCAGCGTATATAACCTCTTTATTCTCGCCATGTACAACTTTTCCTTTCTCAGACTTTAACGCATCGAAATATACACGCCCAAACCCTCGCTTAACCTTGAATGTCAAAGACTTGTTCTTCTTTCTAAACAAGTTGCCATGATCTACATTACCTGTCTTACGATCTATTATTATTGGTATCCCATCATCATCTGTATATAACACCGACATCTTATAAATCTCAGTATTGTTCCTATTGCCGATTAAATGCCAATTGTTCTTACGATCAAACATATAAGTACCCATCAAAAACATATCGTGATCGCCTGTATCGCTATCCCAAGTTGTCCGTTTAAGCCAATACTCACCTAATATATCAAATACATAAGTAACATTGGCCGATGGGAACGATAGATACCAGAAATCACGGTTAGCTATCGTTATATGTGTCCCATACGAATAATCGATATTATCGATCGCTTGTATCTGTGTTCCGTAAGGCATCCCTATATTCTGTGCTTGGTTCCCCACCATCCGCATTGGCCTACGTTTCTCATCTAACCAATACAAAACATTGCCAACCCTTGTTATCGTATCCTGTGATATAACTCCAGCCTCAACCCCTGCCCCATCAACTCTTGTAAACGGCACTGTATTCCCTGAGTTATAATAAACTTCTATTGTACGCTTCCCGTATGCGTATATACGCCTATTGTTCAGTTTTATAGCTACCAAGTCGTCCCCTTGTGCAGATGGCCTTAAACGGCTGTCTGCTGCCCACGTCAATGGGGCGCCTGCTTTTGACCAGCCGAACTGCTTGGTTACAGTATCGTTTGCTAATAAAAAACCATTTATAGTAGCTAACGAATCAACATATTGTGGTACTTGGTCACTTGTCATTAATGCACTTGTTGCATCACCATCTGTATACGCAATCTTTGTTCCATTCGCCATAAACAATAAATTCTTCTTCTTGGCTTCGTGATACACACTAGCAAAACTAACTTTTCTACCGATATTAAGTGTTGCACCTGTTAGATGTGTCTTTGTGCCTGAATCATTAACCTTGTATATAGCACCGTTAGCAACAACAATCTTTAGCTCTTCTTCATCCCAGTAATACTCTCCATCTATCGCTGATCCTGTTAGCCCTAAATCAGTAAAATACAGTAACCCCGGCATCTTAATTGTATGATCTGATTCGTTTATATAACCGTTAACAAGCTCATCAGAGACATTATCTAACTCAGAGCTATCCAAACTAGGATACGGCTTAGAATTTGTTGGTAATTTTACTACAGGCATTTATTCTCCTAATGTAATTTTGTTACCATGAACCTCGTGAAATCGTTATTGACAACTGCGGCTGAGTTTCCACTATATAATATGCAATTCAAGAAATCACCAGCTTTTAAATAAGCTACAACACTTCCTGACATAGACTTAGTTGCATCAGCTGCACCATCATCATAAGAAGTCCAAACTCTATAGAACAAAGTATTGGAAGCATTATAAGTACCACCACCCCAAAGATTCTTTTGTACATAGAACCCTTTAAGGTTGTCCATATCATTGCCACCAAGAACAACAACAGCCCCAACATAATAAATCCCTGAAACATTAATTGAAACTATAGTAGGATTAGCTGCACTCCACATGTTGCCTGTGTCTCTTGACGTTGTATTCCACGTTAATACTGCCGATCCTGTAAATGATGCTAATGCCGTTGGGCTAGTTAATATAACAGTAGGCTGGTTATCAGCATTAAATAAGCCTGTGACATTACATGTAACAATATTTGCAGTAGTCCCAACATTAATATCGCCATCAATAGATACATCCCCACTTACAGTCAAATTAATACTAACGTGTAGATCTTCTTTAACTGTTAAATCGTTAGCAATAAATGTATTACCTGCATCGTTTACTGATACTGTGTTTCCGGGAGCTGACGCAGAGTTGTTATATGCTAACTGAGAAAGGTTACTTGCTGCTAACGTATCAAGATCAACATCCCACGACTGAACATCACTACCTATCGCCACCCCTAGATTTGTTCTTGCACCTGCGGCTGTTGTCTCACCAGATCCCCCACTCGCAACAGGCAACGGACTAGGGGTGCTTTCAACTTCTGCCTCTATCCCATCACGTGTATATTGTGTTGTCCATGTTGTTCCATCAGTAGAAACCTCAACCTTTAGACTATAGATACCATCACCATACAAAGCCGCCCTACCATTAGAATCTAAAGTATAAGGGTTGGCCGCAGTATTGTTCTTGTTTGCATCAGTCCATATAGTCTTATAAGTCGTTGTATCGGTTGTATAGAAATGTATCCTCATATAAGTAGCAGGTTCACCATCCACCATTACCCCAGCATTAAGAAAATCGAACTGTTTCGCTGTTATCGCAAACGCTGATAATGCCATTAAAGAAACTAATACAATACCTATTAATACTTTTCTCATGTTTATACCTCCTACCAATGTGATTGCCAACCAGCTGAATTATATGTAAATAACTTATTAGCTGTTGTACTATAAAAAGTGTTGCCTGTAACAGCATTAGGTGTAGCTGTTGCTGGTGAAAAATAGACTGAAGAAACTACCGTTACTTGATTAGCTGTCAATGTATTAGAAACCAGCGTAACATCTTGAAAAACACTTTTTCCTGTTACAACATTAATAGCTGACGCTTTATTATCACCCATGACGATGTCTATCCCTATGTCAGCGTTTGTTGTCCCACTACTTTGTAGCCTTACAGTCCTTGAACCAGCATTAACAACATTGTGACTAATGAATACCGCAGTAGCCGCTGTTCCTGTTGTAGATACTATATATGCAAGTCCTCGTTCATCTGTAAGCCCTGTATTTAACCCAAAATCAAGATTGGCAGTAACGTTTCCAACATTAGAAAAATACCAAGTATAGTTGTCTGTTATGACACTTTTTGGTAACGACCCAACATTATTAGATACAAAACTGGCTATTGTCGATTTATAATTGTCTACCCCTGTTGCAAATAATGACATAAACAAACTACTACTTGGATTAGTTGTAGTTGTATAATCAGACTGTACCTCAGCGCTTAAACTAGACCCAATAATCCCTATCACTAAAACTAATAATATATATTTCCTCATTGTTTTCTCCTTAATACATAGCTTCTGCAAAATATGTTGCACTTTTATTACCATCTCCACGCCTAGCTGCTCGCTTCATAGCAGTAGCCCTATTCAATAAATACCCTATTTGGGCTATATCAATCTGTTCTTCTTTTCCTACATCAGCTGCTAACCGATGTGTTAAATAGTTTATCCAATGCTTCGGAAAATCAGGAATAGCACTAGCAGTATCTAATGAGCTACCTTTGGTCATCGTGAAACAATGTAATACATCGGTTGTGTTATCAGGTTGCGGCCATAAATGGACACGTCCTGCCCCTGGTGTCTTGTCTCTATCAATCCATATGTATATCGGATCACCAGTTTCATTCTTGTCTGTTATGTTGCTCCATTGCTGCATATCTATCGGATAGACAGGGTTATCATCGTAATCGCTACGATAAAACGCATATATTATATCGATAGCCTCATCATTAAGATCAGATAAAAGAAAGTCACCGATAGATACATAGGCATCACCAACAGTATGTGTGCCACCAGTCTCTCCCTTTTTCTCCCAGTAAGTAGTGTAGTTAGCTCCTGTAACAGGTGTCGTCTCGGCAGTAGCAGTATGGCTTAGTATACAAGTGTATATACTAGCATCACTACCTGTAACCTCTGAAGCCGCAGTAAATGTTTTCTGGTATTCGTTGAGCTTCCAGAATTTGACATCCTCGTTGTACAACTCTTCCATAATAGCATTAAGAGCATCCGCACCATTAGCGATCTGTTCATTTGAAATCGTTTGCCCTTTAGGTAACGCTCCACATATTCTGTATGCTCTTGATATTATTTGGTTTCTTGTTTGTACGTATGCCATTTTTCTCTCCTAATAAGGTGAGGCTATTTTAGTTAGCCCCACCTATATATAAATATAATTAGTTAGTTATTGGTCTAAAAAGGTTCTCTAAAGAGACCTTGCTATAACCACTATTAACCCTTTGCAAACTAGTAAACTTTATGTTTGTAGTTGCACCATCAGTCTGCTGATTGAAATCACTATTGCCTGCACGCCACTGACCATATGTAAAATTGGTTGTAGCTGGCAACCCTATTGTCACATAAGCTAATGGAGCGAATGCATCACGTAATCTCGGCAATACAGCCGATGTCCCTACATCTACAGTTATTACCCCAGACGAATCAACACTAAATAAATAGTTTAATGTCGGATGTGCTGACAAATTACCTGTCGCATAATATGACTGTGTCGGCACTGTAATGTCTGGTGTATGTAGTTTGTAATCGAAAGATGCTCTCAATTCATAAAACTCACCATTAATAACAAAGTTTGTTGTAGTAGAAACGTTGCTAGTTGGGTTAGCAGTCCCATAAACAATAGGAATGCTATTGACAACAGAGATATTCTCAGATGTTGTAGCACTTGTGCTTACAGTCGCTTTGTTTAAAGAATAATTCATTACTGAATTACGCATATTGTTTAACAACATGTACATATCGCCTTCAAGCTGTCCTATAGGTTTAATAGATCCCGCAAACGAACTAATAGCTATCAATAAAACAATAGAAATTAATATTAGTTTCTTCATGTTTTTTTCGGCCTCCCTCCTTTATTTATTTGGTCTACTGGTTTCGATTCTTTGATCGCTTCTGCAACAATATCTGCTTCCAAGGTATTATTCCCTTTAAGCAATTCAATATCTTCTATCAACTCATACAGCACTTCTTTTATCTTCCTGTTGAGGGATATTGATTTTTTAATTGTTGCTATCTTTTTTTTAGCATCCATTTTTAATATCGCCTCCTTTTATGCGTCTGCTAACGCTTCGATAATAGAATATTCTGCAAAAGCATAAACAACCGCTGTGTCTGCTGCTGCACTCATCGTCAAATCCAATGTATCAGCAACGGTATAAATCTTTCCTATCGCATAAGCATCAGTTCCTTCTTCAGAAACATAAATACCAGTAGAATTAAGATTAACCGAAGCATCCCAACTATTAGCACCACTAGCGTCACCATATGTAGCAGTCAATGTGGAACCCTCAGCGGTTTTAACATAAATACCCGCTTTGATAACGAACGCACCCTTTGGAATCCTTAGTACATTTACTACAGCTCCAGACGCAACATTGGTCTTGCTAAAATCTATTGTGTTTTGTGCAACGATTACCTCTGTTCTTAATGCAGCAGAAGGATAAACCGTTCCAGGAATAAAACTTGTTATATCAGCCATTTTAAAATCTCCTTTCTTTTATTTATAGGTTTGAAATGTTAGAACATGCCAAATAAACACCATAAGAACCATAATCAACACCATTGAAAACAGGCTTCTCAGTATCAGATACTATTTCTAAACAAGTACCTCTTTTTAGCTTGTAATCAGTGTCTTCAGTTATAACTTCTGGTCGTTTACCCCATGCCCATAACAATGATTGCGCACCAGCATAAATGCCTTTACAGTATCTTACGCCAGTGGAGTTAGTCCCAGTTGGAATAAATCTATGTGTAAAAACAACTGTATTACCAATAATCATTTTAGCTTTTCTGAAAAATGGGTTGTCTTTTCCTCTTACAGCTGCGTGCATAATGAATTCTTTGTACTCAGGATCTTTCATTAAATCATTCATTGAATCAGGATGTGTAATCAATATGCGCATTTCTTGGCCATCAATTACGGCTGGTCTAATGATTTTTTGTGGGTCATCTTGGTAACCTGCTCCACCTGTTTCAGCATATGTGTTTAAATCAGTGAATATATCAGGATTTAGAACATCGCTAGAAGTTATTGCATTTATAGCAGTAGCGGCGGTAGCTGTTGAAGAGAAGGTGTCAGAAGCTAGGTAAAATATAGTTGATGGCGCAGTTGTCCATTCATCTATACATTCATAGTCCATCGCTTCAGCCATTCTAGTCTTCAATACAGATCTAGCACCTAGAGGCAAATCAAAAGTTGCTCTCATTTTGCTGATATTGTAATACTTAACAGCGGTTCTGATAATGTCAGGATAAAGAGTCTTCTCATATGTAGTAAGATCTTCTTCATAACCTTCCATTTGCTCAATGCCTCGCTTCATGTCGCCCTGTATGTTCTTCAATAATGAAAACTGTAGTTGTCCACCTTTTCCACTGTCTCCAGCACCAATCTCTAAGTCCCCTTTTTGCTGAATGACACTGGTGTCTGAAGATTCAAACAAGTTCGGCTGACTATCGTCAAAAACGGGTTCTCCCATAAGCGTCCCTGCTAAACTAGAACTATTTACTTCTCTAAATAGTTTTTCCTTATATAACTTTCTGCTTGTAGCACTATCTTTAGTGATATAACTAGCATCTGTCATTTATTTCATCTCCTTCTTTTTTTTATTTCTGATTCTATATCGTTCAATGACTCATTAGACATTGACGCAAAATCAGCGGCATCATAATCGATGCTATTTGTTTGGCTAGACATTGAAGTGCCTACCTTACTTAAAGGCGGTCTTGCATTGCCAGCCTTGTTAATATTGTCTGCGATGTTAGAATTCGCCTTTTTTAGTTTAACAAGTTCATTCTTCAATACCAGATTGTTCTTTGCTGATTTCGTCCAGCTTGCCAAGAAAATAAGAGTTGTTGCATCTAATTGGTACGGATTACTTTTAAACGCATTAATTAAATCATCGCTAGTGCCTCGTTCAGTCTTTAATATGGTTCCAATATCTTCGACCATCGTTTCAAACTCTGGCATCGTTTCCAAGATTGTTGCCTTTGTTTCTAAAGTCTTAAGTTTGACTTCTTCTTCTGACAACTGGGTACCTTGTACTTTTTGACTGTTATACTGTTCCATAGCCTTAATTGGGTCTTCATCGAACATAGACCTTAACTCTTCTGAATCAAGCCCTAACCCCTCTTTAAGCTTTGCTACCTTATCCTTTTGTGCATCTATATCTTTTCTGGTAGCTCCAACCTCTGCACTCTGCCGATCAATCATCTTCTGCTTTTCACTTGATGTCATTTTCTCCTTTTTTAACTCTTCTAGGATATCTGACATCGACATCTCTTTGTATTTATCCTCATCAAATGCAAATTCTTCTTTTCCCTCATCAGTGTCAGTGTCTTTAGTGTTTTCTTCTTTGACTGTTTCTTCTTTTATCTCTTCTACTGGTGTCTCTACAGTCACTTTTGCATTAAGTTCTTCGTCACTTAACATCGCTATCTGTTCTGCACTAATCTCATTAACAGTATCCTGATCTTGGGCTGGTTGATCTTCAACAACCGTTGTTTCTTTTGGCATTTATAAATCCCTTTCTTGCAGTATCGTCTTGCGATAATATCCTGCGTTTATAGTTGGCATAACCATTAGGTTATGATGTTCCTACTGTGGCGTATTCTGTGTATCACCTCCTAATTTGTCTATATTCGCAACAACAGTTTTATTCATCTCATTATCTATCTTTTTGTTTTCTAGCTCCTGCTCTGCTTGTTGTTGTTGCTGTATTTGCTGTATTGCAGCATCTCTATCGGTAGCAGGAAGATCAGATAATTCAAGTATTAATGATATTGGGATTGGTACACCTTGCTGTGCCATCTCTTTAAATAGCAAGAAGTTGTACATTTTCTTTGTTGGGGAATGCATCGATTCTGTTATCGCTACATCATATTTTGATAAATCACTGTTTCTTAGAAGCTCTATTACTTCTTCTTGTGGATACGCTTCAAATGGGATAGGGTTACCTTCCTCATCCTGTCCGAAACTCATTTTTACAGCATCTTTCTTGCGGTGCCTGTTATCTAAGATCCGATATATGCGCTCTGGGGTATATGTCTGGATACCAGCTAAGATTAAACGCCCTAACTGTTTCTTGGAATACGACAAGTTATCAAACAAGAACTCGTTACCTGTTAACGCAGCTTTCTTGTTCTGCGTGATAGCTACACCTGATTGTGAGCCGCCACCTTGTCCCATAAGCTCTGCATTGATATTAGCTATCTTGTTGATCTTAGCTGATGCTAACATTTCCATCTGTACTATAGTGTTATCACCAGTTGGTTTATATGGCTGACTTGGAACAGGTACCCTAGTGGTATCCTGTACCCGCTGTAAATAACCAGCTTTAGTTTTGTTTTTACGATAAGCTTCTGCTTCCTTTTGGTCAGGGAACGTCTGGTCATCATAAAATTCTGTGTAGCTAACACTATGCCGAATGATATCAACTGCTTGACTATGTCTATAGTTAACCTCGCGGTTCATATCCTTTAGCGGTTCAATCTTTCCCTGCCAATTGTCTTTATATTTAGTCCCATATAATGGAACACAAGAAAGATACGCTTTCATGCCTGACTTTAATTCACTAATAGCCTTATCTAGTAATACCTTCCCTGCATAATTAACAATCCTGACATCTTCTTTAACAACATCAGTCCTATTCATCCCAGGGATAGTCATTATCTGTTTAAGATCTTCAGCCTTTATATCACCTAAATTAAGATAAAATTCGTCAAGTGCGTTATAAACAACAGGGTTTTTACGATAATCCTTGTATTGCCATTCAAAAATACGTATCTTTCCACTCTTTTTATCAAAATATTGTGTGTCTTTACCTAATTTATTCAGTGGGTTCTTGTAAATATCACCTTTTGGTATAAGAAAATGCGATATATTGCTTTCTATCCCTAAACTAAGCGGTACATCCTTGAACTTCTCCCCATACATCTGGACACCTTTATCGTAAGCAATCCATTTAGCACGTATCAAGTATTCACAATCTCCACCATTAAGATCTTCATGTGGTGCGAACCATACATCATCCCATTCCTCATGCCTTATAACGATATCACCCTCGATATTGGATGTTCTGTCTATCTCTACATTGAATGTTCCTCTACCTACATCAAGCCCATCTTCAAACACTTGACTCTCTTTATAAGGAAAATCGTTCGTATCCAATATATTAGATGTAACAATGTTAAGCATCTCAGCTACAATCCCATCGCCACCTTCAACAGGTGTAAAATGAATATCTGTTCTTGATAGCCGCTGCTCACCACTCAAGATATCAACAACAGGTTTCACTTCATTAATAGTTAAACAGGTACGGTCATCAGTCTTTAACCGATCTATATCCACTTGTTTCCACTGTTTATTCATCTTGAACTCTTTGCTTTCTTCTCCGAGTTCCCTGTTTTTATGCTCTAAATCGTCTAAATAGCTAAATAGTTGCTGAACATTATCCATTAGTTCATTGTCACTAGGATCTTTTATATCCTTTTGTTCATAAAATAGATCGGCTAGCTCATGGGTATGTCCTTGTGCTTCCATCAATACAGGTATAGGTATTTGTTGTATCTCGCCTGACTGTGGATCTTGTTGTTCTTGGATTTCTATGTTGTATTCGTGTATGTGAGGGTTCTCGCCTGATAACGATAATAGTCCGATGTCTTGGTTGTTCACATAAACGAAATGTGAATGTTCATTATTTGTAGTTGTGGATAATAAACCTGCCATTAACCCCTCTTTTTATGTTTTAGACCAAAAAAAAAGCCACCTATCCCTATTAGGATAAATGGCTCAATTTTTTTGATACCTTACTAAATTATTTGTTTATATATTTGTCTATTTGCGAATCTGATCTAAGCTTTGTAGTTATTTCTATATGGACAGGACTACATTTTTCGCTCTTTATCAGTATTTCGCTGAATCCACCTGCATTTATTAACCCTGTTAACTTTTCAATAGTTATTGATGCACGATGTGCTTTGTCAACATTACCACAGTTTTCATCTTTTGTCAAATTTATGCTGACATCCATGTATATGAAACAGATTGATTGTATCTCTTAGTCTCATACATGTCCTTTCTCTTTATTTTTCGTTGCATAGTTTCATCTTGTAGATAAAACGCTAGTGCTAACGAGTCTGCTTTATTAGGGCTACTGTAATGTTCGGTTTCTTTCCGCATTTTCTTTTTACTTGAAACCTTAATTAATGTACTATCGGGGTCTTCTAGCTTAAGCATACTAAGCTCACGTCTTAGATCGTCATCTGGTGGGATCATCGCTCTGCCCATCTCAAACCATAATCGTAACCGCCAGAACAACTCATCCCTTAGAAACTTATATCGTTGTGGGTGTGTACTCTTGTTTCCTACCTTTACCCCAAGAACATTATGGCCATAACGCCTCAGATCGTCTAATACCCCTTGTCCGATACCCACCGAATCAACAAATATCCATTGTGGGTCATCCTCAATAGCGTTCTTCTCTATCCAACTAGAGGTTAGCATTGTATCAGGGTTGTTATAAGATCTGAATGGATGTATATAATCGTTCTCCCTTAAACAGATCACACTGTCATCACCACCGCCACCGATATCGCAACCATAAACTCTTATGGGTGTAACATCGATTGCAGTGTTGTACCCTTTGAAGTCCTCCCAACGCTCCTCAGCCTCTACTATCCATTCATAAGGAAACAACGCATCGCTTTCACTTAAAGGCTTCAGTCCCAAGATATTAACACGATACAAGTTTGTATCTCTACCCCCACAAGATATTATCTGACGTTCAATAAACTCTTTTGTTACTAGCGAGCTTTCCTCAACATTTATCCTGTGATTAATCCAGAACTGACTATTCTTGCCAGATGTATCAGACGCATACCCATAGTTTTTTGTAGGGTTCCCGATCAATACACATAAATTTACCGCTTGTGTTAGTGTCTTATCTATCGGTTCATATACTAAATCAGGCACACCATAGCTCTCATCAACTATAATCATTAAAAACTCACCATGATACCCACTAAGTGTTGCCTTTTGGTCTTCTGGGCTAGCATTACGGTTACAAGTACGTGCTAACGCATACCACTCTTTACCCCAGCTCTCCTTGTTCTCACTCTTAACAAAGATCTTGTCCGCTTGTAGTACAAATAACGCCTTTAGTATCGAACCCTCACCGTATACCTTTTCACTATGCCGTATCCATTTGCTTATCTCACCCCACAAGTTATCCTTTAATAGTTCTTTTTTAGGTGCGGTACATAAGACTTTGGAATCCCTGAAGCATGTAAGAAACCATAGAATTGCTAACGCTACCCATGAGGTCTTGCCTCCACCTCTACCACTATCTACACTTATCCCCATCTTATTAACAATTTCCTGCTCGACCTCTTTTAAGTCTATCTTCAGTTTCCGCCTCCACTTAGACATGACCAACATTACCATGCTATTGCCAAGCTTTACCTGTGCAGGGTCTAACACACATTCACACTCACAATTGCCGATGCCAACAGCTTCCTTACAGAATTTAGGAAAATCACTCTGCCAACTAGTTATAACATTAGTTAGTTGTTGTACATCTTTTTTCATTAATACCCTTTACTTCTTAACATTATCTCTTCAATCCTAAATTCCTTGAAATTCATCTTGTAATCTAGTTCAGGTAGATTTTTATAGTTTGGCTTCCCACTTATGTCATCTTCCACAAACTTCCCGTCTTTGTCCATTATGAAAAGATTAGTGTCTCCATTTTCACAAAGTTCACACATATATACTTGCAAATATACTTTATTGTCTTCAATTACCTGCGTTATACTAAAATTCTTTTTCACCTAGCACCCCCTTTACTTCTATTCATATCCTCGTGCATATTCCTCAATATTTCCTTGTCTTTAGCTAAGAACCACAATGTAGCTATGTATGTGTTATGTGGCCTGTGCATCCCTTGAAAATACTTATATAAAGAAACACGACTATTAATCAATTTCAGCCTAGCATTACGCTGTTTAAGTAATATGATCTTCTTATAGTAGCCGCTTAGATGCATCCTTTATATCTCCTGCTAATGTAAATAGATCACACTGTTTTCTATCTGACACATGCCGGAAGCTCATACTGGTTCCTAACTTGAACCGCCAGCCATATCCTGGGTTGCCATCGATTATCACCCGTACCCCTTTATCGTAACAATATTCTAACGCTCTCCCTATCCCGAACTTTTCTTTTTTGATCTCCCTGTTATACATCGATTCATAGCTATCTTGTTTCATTTCAAGCCTTCCGATACGTATTT